CAGTGAAGGTTCCGTTTAGCCCAGACCCAAGACCTCAGACAGTGATTGACTCACCGACTACAACATCGTTATCTGTGAGAGTTTGAACCACTGCATAGTTGTCTATGCGTTGGTTAAAAATAATCTCGTATGTAGCCATGGCGGCTAACCGCCTTTCGGACTAAGCCTGAGTGATTTTGCGAATCATGCCCGGTACCGCAGCAAATGTACTGCAGTAACCATGGAAACTCATTGTGCGGCCCAAAACTGACGGGTTTTCGTAACTCATCAAAGATTGAGGTGCCTCATAATACTCATAAGCATCGCCTTGGCCTTGACCGACTCGGGTGATGATCATTGTCTTAGCAGCAAAGTTGCTATCTACGACAAGTTGCAAACCGAGTGGGTTTCCGTTCCATGAAGATGCTGATGCGCTTCCAAGTGCGTTCTGGCCTGTGAGACCTGCACCAATGAATGGGAACACTGGGCGACCAGTGGTGTCTGCAAGTTGTCCAAGTTGGCCCCAAACATCAGGAGATACAAACATATGTGTTGGTGTCCAGTTGCGGCCATTTGAAATGTCCACTGCTGAGTCATACACGCTCTTGAGAAGGTCAGCGACTGACAAGTCCCAAACACCAGATGATGTTGCTGCTGTAAGCAAGTTGTCTGCTGCAAGGTTGTCAGATGCGATCATGTATTCACCCATAAGGTCATTCAAGATCAACTGCATTGCTGCAGGGCTCGTGAACGAAATGTCTTGTGCGCTCAATGTGACCTGACCAGCAAGTGTGGTTTTTGTTACTGAGTTTGAAGCGATAACCATGGTGGTTGCCGATACTGCTGCAAGTTCAGAACTTTGAGCCGCTACTGAAGTATGAGTTGTGATGGTAGGGCGCACAAATGTCTTTTGCTGTCCATTGTCTGGATAAGCCCTTACCCCCACGGCCTCACACACAGGGCGCAAGAAATTCAGATCTTGCACCAATGGGCCGAGCACTGGAATTGGGAGCAATCCGGGTGTGTCCGTTGTGATCACATCACCGGCGGCTGCCTGAATGTTTGTGCGCTTTGAGGCTGTGTAATCAGCAACGGCTTTGTTCATGTTTGCAAAAGTCTGGCCACCAGAGTGAAGTGCTGCCATGAACTCACCTGCTGATGGCAAAGTGAACTCTCGTGCTGCTTGTGCATACAAAGGTGAGGTTGGTATTGACTCAGGTGCTGAGGCTTCGATGATTGGTTCTGACACTGGATTCTCCTGTGGTTCGGTTTCTTCAGACTCATCGGGTGCCTGTTCTTCTGGAATGGTAACAGATTCATTTGACGCAAACACGGATTCTACGAGTGCGCCCGAAAATGCTGGGATAGGCACCAGCGAGAGTTCTAACCAGTCGGCTGCCGTAACGATCATGGTGCCGTTTTTATCGTTGTAACTTTCAAGCACATTGACGCCTACTGACACGGAATCGAGCACTCCGGCTGAAGCCATGGTGAGGGCATCTGTACCGGCTTGAGTGTCCACTATGGATGCCACAAAGGTCATGCCGTCTTTGGTTTCTTTGCGAGAAGTGACCAATCCGACTGGCATTGAACTGTTGTGGTACATGAACATTTTGGGTGCTTTGCCATCTACTGGCAGAGAGCCTGCAGCAAACTGAACTTTGGTGCCGTCAGACACTGTGGCTGGGACATTGTAAGGCACTGCAATACCTGAGATCTGACGGGTTGGCGCATCGCCGGCCGCTGCTTCTAGGTCAATTGCAAAGCCTGCTGAGAGGTTAAGTTTCATTCTGCTAACGCTTCCTGTGTGTTTTGTTCTGGTTGTGGTTGGTTCATGGTGTCGGCCATTTCGTTTTCTTTTAGATAATCGTCATAATCGAAACATACATAAGTGCCACGAGGCAACACATTGTTCATGCTGAGCGTGGAACTGATGCACTGCGCATATGGCATAACGCCAAAGAGCAGCAAGTCCGCTCTGGCTTGTTCTGAGGACTGATAACTGTATGCACCAGTAGAAACACCTACCAAATATGGCGGAACTGAACAAAGACGGGCTGCCTCTAAGGCTGAATAGTTTGCTGATTCAATAAGCAGCATTTTGTCTGGAGATGCCGTGGTGGCTTCATAACTTAAAAACTCATTGAGTGCAGCAGTCTGGTTTGTGGCTCGTGCAGTGTTGAACTGTGCAGCAAGGTCAGCAAGTTCTTGACCTGACAAAGGCTCACCGCCAGTTTGTTTAAGGATTCCGGCAGGGATAGCAGATGAAGCGTTGCGCTTGCGAGCCTCACCGATTGCCAGCGCCGTTGAAATAGTCTGCTGACCGTTGTAGACAATTCCTTCAATCGGGCATAGGAACTGAATCACATCGTCAGTCTTGAGAAAGTTTCCGGCAAACATTATTTCTTTGGAAGGCCCGAATGGAATGTTGCCCGGAACATCAGGCGTGGTTACTGACCCAGCAGGGATACGAGTAAACGCTGAAGGGAAACCGTCTTGGGTTCTAGCAACCACATACCAGTACGCTTTTCCATAGTGCAAAAGGTCATCAAAAGTCCACGCCATGAGGAATGGATATGTGACTGTCGGGTCTGGTTGGCGTAGCCATGATCGTGGGGCTAGTGGCACTTCTTCCATTTCGCCGTCTATGTCGTTCCAGATTTCGCCGTACATTTTTAGTGGCATAGATGCAAGGACTGAAGCCATGAGATCACGGGCTCTTGAGATGGTTGCTACTTGCATAGCGGCTGCTCTGGCTTCGCCCTGTTGGTATGCCCAGAAGTCACCAATCATGTTAGAACCGCCATAGCCGATAGCAGCCTGAACATCAGGCATAGGACTAATAGCGGCCTTGGTAACTTTTTTATCGAAGAGAGCCATGATGGAAGTATGCCACTTTCAGTGTGAGAATTGTGGTATTGCCCTGCTCATCCCGACAACGCCCAGAGCAATACCGCCAGTAGTTTAGCCACCCACAATGACCATCATGGGTTTTGTCTTTTGTTTTGGTTTGGATACTTGAGCCACAGCCCAGATCATTACCCTGCATAGTTCTATGGGGCCCGGAGATCGTTGGCTGCTGACTACAGCGCCGGAAGGGGTTTTGACGAGTACGGCCCTGCCGCAATGATCAGCCAAAAGGGTTTCGCCATGATGTTTAACATTGCCTTCGTGAATCATTGAGCGCACCAAAGTTGTGAACTTAGTTAGTTCTGCATAGCCAGTAATTGTGGTGCGCCTACGCAAAGACAGAGGCACATGGATATCGAGCGTTGGTGTAATTAGTAACTGAACCTCTGGGTGTTCCATAACACGAGCAATGGCAGCCCACATATCGGCTTCAGTCTCTGTCACAAACTCTGTCTGCACAATGACTTTGCCATCTACTTCAGCAGCCCTAACACCTACATATCGAGCGTCATCCACAGAACTATCCACAGATAGGAATCCACCATCAGGCATAGGAATATCTGTCTGGTTCTTTTCCCACACCCCCAAATCCAGCCATGCACCTCTGGCAGTTATCCACTGGTTTAGGTGGGCTCGCATAAAACTGTCTTTTTTAGATACTGCTCGAAGGGCCTCAATCGTAATAGTGCTACCTAAAGATGGATTTGCCCAGCACCAGTTCTTTTCATCAAGAGGGTCTAAGTGTCCCGGCATTGACCATTCAGCAAAGTAGAAAAGGCTAGGTATGCCTTTGTCTATATCGGCCATGGCCTGCTGGCGTAACTTGATCATGGTTTCACTGTTCTGGTCTCCTGCTGTACTCCACATAGAAAGCAGGGGCGACTTTCGAGCAATTTGGCTAGGGCGCAAAGCGGTATCTACAACCTCTGCATCTATGTCAAATAACTCGTCACAGACAATCAGGTCGTGAGACCCACCATGAAGGCTCTTAGTGGCAGCCCTAATTTCCCACCTAGAACCATCCGGCATCTCAACAGACTTACGACCAATAGCAGCAAGTTTCTTACCGCCGAACGAATCCACAAGGATGTTGGCAAGCAAAGGGAAGATGGCCTCTGCACGATCAAGTTTGTTAGCCACTGACATGACCGACTGTGGCTGCTTACGAATCACAGCGCCTTCAGTCATCCACCACCCAATTAACGCCTGAAGAGCAATACTCTTCCCGGCTTGTCTCGCTGTGCTGCATAACGACTCACGAAACTGCAACACCCCATCACCATCATGCGCAAGTTGCCCAGACAACGCATGAACCTGCCACGGCATCAAAGTCATCTGCATATGGCGCTCAGCCCATCGAGCAACCAAAGCCCCATAAGACTCGGCCCCAACACCAACACTTTCCAATCTCGGCTGTTCCCTACCAATACGCCAATCATGATCTTGGTTCTCGCCAGTTACCGCCAGTTCAGGCTGATTCTCCAAAAATACGGTGGAAAT